ATGTATCATAATGTTGCATTGAGTTTTATCAAGTTGCATATATGTTGTGCAAAAACACTATATTTGCACAACCGATTAATTAAAACCATGACAACAGTAAAGGCATTTATTAGAACAGGCAAAAAGGATAAGGAAGCAAATATAAGGTTCCGAATATCCAGTGGAAGAAAAGTACAGTTATTCCATAAGTCAGAGCTTGTTGTGTTGCCTGCTTTATGGGACGATAAACGGGAGCAATACAAATCAAAGAGCGTTATAAGAACAGATGAACGCGTACGATTAAATACTGCTATCACAGAACGGAAGAATTTATTATTATCCATATATGACAGCAATCCCGGAATCAGCAGCGAAGAACTGGAGAAACTCGTAGATAAGCAAATACACCCAGAGAAATACCAAGTACAAAAAGAAGGGTTCTTTGTCATTATAGAATCTTACCTCCAGAAAAAGAAACTATCAGAAGTAAGAGATAAGAATTTTCGCGTGCTTGTTCGTGCATTACAAAGATATGAACTGTTTATTGCTATATATGAAAAAAAAGAGTTTAATCTGGATATAGACAAAATAAACTCAGACACCCTCGAAGATATAGAAAGTTTTTTAAGAAACGAACATATACTTTATGAGGAATATCCCCAAATATATGAGGCGTTCCCTGCAATAGCGCATGCCGCCCATAAAAATATTAAGCCACAGCCGAGAGGGAATAATACAATATGCGCATTGTTTAACAAACTCCGCGCCTTCTATAATTGGTGCAATCAGCAGGGAATAACGGATAATAGACCATTTGACAAATACAACGGAGTTACCACAGAAAAGTATGGTACTCCGTTCTATCTGACACTAGAAGAACGTAACCATATTGCCGATTTCGATTTATCCAACCGTCCTCACCTTGCCACGCAACGGGATATATTCATTTTTCAATGCCTGATAGGATGCCGGGTATCCGACTTGTTGAAAATGACAGAGGAGAACATCATCAACGGAGCCATAGAGTACATTCCACACAAGACACGTGACGAACGTCCGATTGTCGTGCGTGTGCCATTAAATGAGCGCGCAAAAGCCCTTATAAACAAATACAAGGAAGTAGGTGACAAAAGAAAACTATTCCCATTTATTTCGGCTCAGAAATACAATAATGCTATAAAAGAAATATTCAAATGTTGCGATATAACCCGCATGGTTACTGTTCTTAATCCGACCACTGGCAAGGAGGAGAAACGGCCGATAAACGAAGTTGCATCCTCTCACATGGCAAGAAGAACATTCATAGGTAATCTATATAAGAAAGTGAAAGACCCGAACCTTGTCGGTTCATTATCAGGGCACACGGAAGGTAGCAAGGCTTTTGCCCGATATAGGGAAATAGACGATGAGATAAAGAAAGAGGTGGTTTCTTTGATTGAATAGTTCTAAAGCGTTCTTTTTATCTGACAATATAGTTATGTTAATTTTATATCATGGCGTTAAATAAACAATCATGGCGCAAAATTTGTTGTATATTCAAATATATCAGCGTATATTTGCAACGCTCATCTACAAATAGAAGGAGTTTCGGGGCTCGGTTTATCTTGATATAAATCTGAGCCCTGCGTCTTTTATTCAATGTTCGATAAACGCTTCTTCATCTACTCACAAGATTTTATAAAGGCTTCCATACTACTGGTATCAATAACCCCGGCATATTTACCGGAACGCGCCTCGTTTATGGCTGCAACCGTTTCTTCATTAGGTTCTGAATACATTGCATCCATACTTTCGATTTTAGGTTTTGCTTGCATAATATTCATTTTTAAACTTCATGCAGGACGTAGTTCAACAGTCATCCCCATGGCAGAAGCTATTTTATACAATGTAGCAACAGTAGGAACTGTAAGTCCTCTTTCTATTCTTGAAATA